ATTTTGGGTTCGCTTTAATAAGCACCCAGGGTAGGGCGCTTAATGAAGCGGGCGACTGCCATCGCCGGTTAGTTCTCCACACAACTGGAAGCGCACTCCAATGTTTCACACCTGTCACCCATAACTGATGGATTAAGGAATGCGCTTTCAGCTGTGAAAATGGGCGGTCGACATTAAGGACATTCACAACTACCGACCGCCAAGACTACACACAGCTTTCGTTACTACGGGTTACCACGCTGGCTACGTGATTTGGTTGTGGCGGCCGGGAACTCGCCGACATCGTTTCGTTGTTACTCCCCTTGTGTCCCGGCACATCGGTGCCTGCGTTCACCACAACGGAAAGAGCACTGTCGGGACAGTCGGACTGGATAAGCTGCGCCTGCTTACTCACCGACAATGCTCTTACCTGTTGCACGCTCGTCTCTTCCGAGGTGTCCCACCTAACAGCCACGCTGGAGAAACGTCTCTGACTGTCGTTCGTGCCTGGCTTGCACATTCCGGCTACCCGGCATGGAAAGTAGCATAGAGGAACCTTACCGGACCGCTGCGACACATGTGCCATATGCCGATGGATTTAAGATAATCATAAATTGCGAATTGCGCAAGTAATAAAATGCATATTACGCAATTTTAGGGGCAAGAAAAAGACCTCAAGTGAGGTCTGATTTTATGAGGGGTCTTTCTAACCGTGGCGTTTAAAGGACTGAGATTGGCTGATCAAAACCTTTCCGTAGATATGAAATCTATGCTCGTTATCCTTCGTAATGGTCCATTCTCTGTACATTGGGTTATCGGAGATAACCAGCAGTTGGTCTGGGATCATCTGAAGACGCTTAACGTAAACTTTACCGTCGAACCCAAACACGTAGATGCCATCGCCATCAAATTCATTAACGTTTACATCAACAAAGATTAGGTCACCAGGCTCAATGGTAGATGCCATGCTATCGCCACGAACGTTGATGACCTTGACTCCTGATGACGTTCTGCCACCAAACATAGCCAATGCCTGGTCGTTGCTGTATTCGATAGCGTGGATAACATCTATGACATCGCTACCCTGAATATGTCCTGCCCCGGCGCTTGCGCTCACATCAAGTGCCTCGACTCTGTATACATCAGCAACTTTGAGTGCTGGTGTATCGCTTCCACTGTTTATATATACAGTAGACTTATTTTCAGCAGAGGTAAATAGGTCAGGTACACTGACGCTTAATGCTTGAGCAAGTCTGTTAAGTGTTTGTTCTGAAAACTGCTTTTGCTTACCCGTTTCAAGGCGGGAAATATTGGCAGCATCAACCCCCACAGCCTCTGCAAGCTCTGCGATTTTTAAATTCTTCGCCAGGCGAAGTTGTCGTATGCGAGATCCTATATTCATGCGCCCATTACATGTTGTTTTTGCGTCTCATGCAAAGCAACTTGCGCAATTCGCCCGCATGCAATAAAATGCGTATTACGCAAATAAGGAGGTATTATGCAATCACCATTAAGAAAATTGCGTAAATCGCACGGTATGACCTTGTTGCATGTTGCGACTGGCGTACAGGTTGACCCGGCAACGTTGAGCCGCATTGAAAGATGCGAGCAAGTTCCCTCTGTAGAGCTGGCTGAACGTCTGACCAAGTTCTTTAAAGGGGAGATCAGCGAGTTGCACATTTTATACCCGAGTCGCTATCAAGCATCTGACGACGTAGCAGGCAAGGGTAATCGTAATGCGAAAGCAGCAATCTAATAACTACCAAAGGAAAAACAAAATGGTAGACAGCATAAACACAGCGATTCGCCTGATGTGTAAGGCACATAAAAATGGTCGTGTCGGTATGGCAGCCGATCTTGGTATGACCATCGATCAGTTTCACAACCATATGTACCAGAAGTGCAGCAGCCGGTTTTTTACCCTGGCTGAACTGGAAAAGATGCAGTCAATTTCTAAGACCTCTCACCTGGCTGAGTACTTTGCAGCGCAGTGCGGAAAACTGCTGGTGGATATTCCGGCTCCGGGCAGCCTGGACAACGTTGATCTGTATGAGCTCGATATGAAGGCGACGGCAGCAGCTGGCGAACTGGCATCAGATGGTGTGATTGACCGGAAGGAACGTAAGACCCTGTCGGATTTATTTAACAACAAGCTTCGTCACCAGATACACGGGTTTCTGGGCTTCATGGCGCTTTATGGAGTGGGCGTATCGGATCAGGCAGTGGATGTTTTTATTTCAACCGGCAGAAAAGGTGACGCCCCGAGTGTGCAGCTCGAGGCGTCGGGCGCGCCGGTTCTTTAGTGGAGAAACTAACGCATGAACAGTTTAACGGTAAATCACCGTCTGCCGCAACTCCGTGGCTTCCCGATCAATGGGACCCCGTCGTTTCGGTATGAGCGCATGGTATCAGGCCGCTGGGTTGCATGTAACCACAGCCGGGCAATGGCAATCGTGGGGGTATGGCGCCGCAAAGGAGAATCTTTATGCGTGAAATCGACAGGAGATTCAGGGACCACCGCGGCGTCCCGGTTCGGGTTATCCGGTGGGAGACAGAGGCCCGACGCGTCATATACCTGCGAGATGGCTACGAGCATGAATGCTTCAGCCCTCTTGAGCAATTCCAGCGCAAATTTACAGAGTTAAAGGACTGCCATGAGCCTGTTAATGCCATCCCGGCCAATAGTGATAAACCCTGACCTTGCTTACAGCATTGGCCTCAATGAGGCGATTGCGTTGCAGCAGGTGAACTATTGGCTTAAAGAGACAAACTCCGGTCTGGAGCGCGACGGCGTGCGCTGGATCTATAACACCAACGAGCAGTGGCTGGAGCAGTTCCCGTTCTGGTCAGAGTCCACTCTCAAGCGCACCTTCACCCGCCTGAAGACTCTCGGCGTGCTGAAAATTGAGCAGTTGAACAAGTCCCAGCGCGACATGACGAACTACTACACGATCAACTACGAAAGCGAGCTTTTAGACGAGGTCAAAGTGACTAAATCCAGGAGTTCAAATTGCGCTCTTCCATCAGGTCAAAATGAACTAATGGAACAGGTCAGTGTGAAACGCTCCACCGGGTCAAAACGAACCGCTGTCATCAGGTCAAAATGCACTGATGTTCTTACAGAGAATACAACAGAGAGTACTACAGAGAATAAAACCCCTTCTTGTCCGGTTGCGTCGCAACCCGACCGTGATGTGTTGATCACCGATCAGGCGAAACAGGTTTTGGTTCACCTGAACCAGGTCACCAACTCCCGTTATCAGGTTTCAACTACCTCGCTGCAAAACATTCGTGCCCGTATTGGCGAAGGGTTCACCGTGGAAGAGCTATCGCTGGTGGTGGACTACTGCAACGCGAAATGGGGTGAGGATCTGAAAATGTCCGACTACCTCCGCCCGCAGACTCTGTTCCAGCCGTCGAAGTTCCCAGGCTACCTGAAATCAGCAAACAGCTGGGATAAGGCTGGCCGACCGAAGCGTGTAAACGGCGAATGGACTCGTGAAGATCCATTGTTCAAGTCAAGTTACAAAAACACTGACTACGGCCAAATTCCTGCAGGTTTCAGGGGGGCAAATTCATGAGCCTGATGAAAACACTCGAAATGTTTATCGCCGATAACCCTGGCTTAACCAGCCGTGAGATTGCAGACGCTTTCTCAGAGTTCAGCATCGACTCTGTTCAGCGCACCGTTTGCCGGCTGCATGATTTCAACTTCACCACCCGCGAACTGGTTGGTTCCCAGTACCGTTATTACGCAGTGAATGCTTCAGCTGGATGTGGTCAGCCGATTCAGCGCGTAGACACCGGGGCCGCCGATTTGATGAAGAACGCCAAAGCCCTACAGGAAAAGGGTCTGTACCGTCGTGCCGCATCTCTCTGGTTTGAGGCATTCCAGTGTTCAGACCTCATCACCGAGCGCGAACGTTGCCTCAAAGAACGCCAGCGCTGTCTGCGTCAGGCCAAATCAACCTTAAAGCCAGAGGGCCAGTGGTTCCTGGCTGGTAAATTCAACGGTGGCCACTGATGAAATACTCTCTGATTTACGCCGATCCTGCCTGGGAATATGGGAACACTATCAGCAACGGCGCTGCCACGAACCACTACGGGACCATGAAGCTTATCGACATGAA